GGAGTCGCCGGTATGGATGAGGACGGTAACAGACAGGATAAACCGGTAGTCAATGGCACGTATGAACTGACAGTTATCCGTGAAACGGATGAAATCGAATCCCTTGAATCCGGTATTGACGGCCTTGTCATCCTTACCGTCATAGATGCCTACATCGACCTTATCAACTGGTTCAATAATGAGTCTTATGGCGGGGAACCGTACTACAATAACGTAACGCTGGACAACATCAATGAAGTCCTTGAATATTATAATGGCGAAACCTACGAAGAATATCTCGAACGCTTCGCTGAAGACAATATGGATATTAATGATTTAATCAACAAGTAACTATGACGAATGAACAAAGCGCAACGCTGCTTCGCTTGAACAAACAGGCACAAGTGGCAGCACTGAACGCCGTGGGATTCTCGGATATCACCGAGAATTCCCGCGCATCTGAATTTGGACAACGTATCAAGTGGGCCGCCGGCCTGCTTGACCTTACTCTTGCCTGTAACCGTATTTCTGATAACTCCAAGGCATACTTTACTGCTGCCGAATGGAACTCCCTTACGCTCGCTAATAAGCAACTGTATATCAAACGCGGGCTTCGTATCCGTGCCCATGGATACTCCTTCGTAATCGCCGCCCAGGAGTGCTATAATGCCGATATGACTACTACCTTCTATTGGGGCGGTCAGGGTAAAGCCATAGACGGCCTGAACCAAAAAGGACTGGGTGCCATGTACGGCTGCTTCACGGGTGAGGAAGATACCGACCTGATTATCACCGGCCTGAAAGACCAAAACAATAGCGGTGTAATCGGTGCGCCGGCTGCCGAAGCCGCCCGTGCATACCGTGCCTACACTTTGGAAAGTGACGGTATCGAGGATGAATCCAACTGGTTCCTTCCTTCATCCGGCCAAATGCTTCTGATGTACCGCTACCGGGATAAAATCAATGAGATGATGCGTACCTTTTGGAGTAGTGACAGTATGCTGATGACTGATAAATACTACTGGTCATCAACAATTTGGGATACTAACTCCGCCTGGGCATTTGAACTGAATACCGGGCGTATTACGAATCAAAACAAAAATTCAAATCTTCTCCATGTGAGAGCTGTTGCTTCTGAATAGTATTAACTTAATATTATACAATAAAATGGATAAAAATATCGCCAGCGCCATGCTTCTGCGCCTGAATAAACAAGACCAGATAGAAGCTTTAAAGTCAATAGGTTTTACAACTGTAAATGAAAACACCCCCGCAAGCGACATCGCCAAATATATGAAATGGGCAGGTACGCTTCTTGACCTTTCTTTGGCTACGCTCCGGATTGAAGACGGTGGACAAGTCTTTTTCACAGCTTCCGAATGGAACTCCATGAGCGCGAATAACCGCTCCAAGTATATCCGTATCGGCATCCGGCTACGTGCCGAGTGCCACCAGTTCATTATCGCCAAAAGTGACTGTGTCGCCGCCGATGGTACGAAAACCTTCAAATGGGGCGGCTACGGCACAGACCTGCGCGGCCTGAAAAACTACGGCAGTGGTAACCAAGGACTCTATGATACGTTCGACGGCAAAGAAAATACCGATGTTATAATAGAAACCCTTGCAGGCGTTAAGGACACCCAGGGAACTGTCGGCGCCCCTGCCGCCGAAGCTGCCAGAGCCTATAAAGCCTGTACACTTGAATCTGACGGAATTGAAGATACAACCGTGTGGAACCTGCCCGCACTGGGTGAACTTATGCTTATGGCCAAGTATAAAACCGAAATCAATGAGCTCATAACTTCTATGTTTGGTAGTCAAAATATATTTACAAATGATTGGTATTGGTCTAGTACCGAATATGACGCTTCCAGCAGTTGGAACGTGTACTTCAGCAACGGCTTCGTCGGCACGTTCAGCCGCCAGTACGCGTACCGGGTTCGTCCCCTCGCCGCAATAAACGCTTTATCCCTTTAATTCTTTATCCCTTAGAGGGTTAGCTAAATAAAAGCCCCGGCAGGGGCTTTTTAGTTTCACTTTTTTGAGCTAAAATTGTGTTAATTGCTTTACAGTTATTAACTTTGTGCCCTCTAATACATACATTAAAATATTAAAAAATTAACATGGCACTTACACAAGACCTTCCTATATCAAATTCGATGTATAAGCTTCTGAACCTTATCGTTGATGCCCGGCAACAATTCCCCAAGGCGTTCCGGTATGAATTTGGTACGGAGTTGATGATGCTTGCCGTCCATTGTTGCGAATATATCCGTTATGCAAATACAGATATGAACCTTGAGCACCGTGCAGATTATCTGATGAAGTTTTTGTGTGAGTTTGATGCATTGAAATTACTGCTAAGAGTGTGTGAAGAACGACATTTGACCAGCCTGACTCAAACTGCCGAAATCTGTCTGCTTGCAGAGAGCATCGGTAAGCAAAGTACCGGTTGGTACAAAAAAACGGTTGCAGATCTCCAACGGCAAAAAGCTAACGGATCGCAACAAGTCGCAAAGCCGGAGTCATAATCGCCAAGGGGATTATGAGTGAGCAATTAGAATTATTTATTGGGCATCCCCCCGGTGATGAGCCGGGAAAGACTAAGATAGCGGATGCAACGGCTTCCAGCAGTTGGAACGTGAACTTCAACAACGGCAACGTCAACACGAACAACCGCCAGAACGCGAACCGGGTTCGTCCCCTCGCCGCAACAGGTAATATAATCTATGACATACTTCTTAGCAGTATTTTCGAAGCATCCGAAGATTGTGCCAGGCAGAAAAGAACGAGTACGGATTGTGTTGAGTTTTATAATGATTATCAGTCTGCATTGGTGCGGCTATGGTATTCTATTATTTACGGTGAATATGTACCGGACTTTTCAAAAGTATTCATACGGACTTACCCGGTATATCGGGAGGTTTTTGCCGCCGCTTTCATTGATCGTGTTGTCCATCACTGGATCGCTCTTCGTATCGAGCCGATTTTAGAGGAACGTTTTCGGGAACAAGGGAACGTCTCGAAGAACTGCCGGAAAGGTGAGGGATGTCTGTCTGCCGTGCACTATCTGAATAACATGATAGTCGAGGTCAGTGAGAATTATACTGCCGATGCGTACATTTTCAAAGATGACCTGTTCAGTTTCTTCATGTCTATCTCGAAATCGTTGGTATGGGAAATGCTGAACATATTCGTAAGGGACAATTATAAAGGCGATGATATTGAATGTCTGCTTTACCTTCTAGCCGTTACTATCTTTCATTGTCCACAAAATAAGTGTATCAGACGCTCTCCCGTCTCCATGTGGGACAAACTTCCCAGTAATAAAAGTCTGTTTCATAATGACCCTGACAGGGGAGTGGCTATCGGGAACCTGCCGTCGCAACTCATAGCCAACTTTCTGGCGTCTGTATATGATTATTTCGTGATGGAAATACTGGGATTCATATATTATGTACGCTTTGTTGATGACTTTTGTATCGTAGTGAAATCACCGGAAGAAATATTGTCCAAAGTCCATCTTCTTGATGGTTTCCTGAAAGAACAACTCCTTTTACGGTTGCATCCACGCAAACTGTATCTTCAGCATTATAAAAAAGGAGTCTTGTTTGTAGGGGCGTTCATTTTGCCTGGTAGAATTTATGTATCTAACAGGGTGGTTGGTAACACATATAACGCTGTCCGGAAATTTAATAGAATAGCTGAAAATGGATTTGCAGAAGCGTATGTTGAGAAGTTTGTGAGTACGATGAACTCTTATTATGGCCTGATGAAACACTTTGCAACGTACAATATCCGCCGTAAAATTGCAGCGATGTTGCTTCCTGAATGGTGGGAATATGTTTATATCGAAGGACATTTTGAAAAGTTTGTATTGAAGAATAAATATAACCATAGAAAACAACTAATTAAACATATCAAAAAACATGGATCAAAAAAATATCTTACCGCGTGGGATTGCTAAGCCTATCGAGCAACAGCCGGACGGAACTTGGATTGTACGTCATCACTTCCGGGTGGTTGGTACCAGTGAGAATGGTGAAGAACTGGTAACTTTTGCCAGTTCGGAATATCCCGAGAAACCTACCTTGCAACAGATTCAAAGAAGTATTGACCGTTATCGGGTGTGTCTAACAATGTATGGAGATACAATTTCAGACGAAATAGAAAAGGTTGATCTTTCCGTGTATATGTTTACGGATTAATAGTTCAATCTGTTGGTTGTTTAGGGGTGCTTATCAAGCATCCCTTTTTTATTTATGGAAAAAGTGAAAATTATAATGTATTGTTTTATAGATATTTATCATAGAATTGATTTCCGAGATTTTCCATTTTTGTAAAACTCGTTATTATACTCAATACATTTGTTCCATACAGAATATTTTATTAATAATTAAACGCTATGAGTATGGGTATAAAAGTATTGTATGATTGGCTTTTGCAATCTAACCGACCGGCACACGTCAAAGCCGGGATGTTCGTCTTTGTTGTAATGCTTGTTTTCTGTTTCCTTCTATTAGGCATTGATTTCTGTAAATCTGCTATTGTTTCTTTAACGACAACCGCCATTGCCGCAATAGTGGTTGAGTACATTCAGAAAAAGTGCGGGTTCATCTTTGATTGGCTTGACGCATTAGCTACTGTTTTGCTTCCTGGGCTGATTACTGTGTTTTCAATATTGGTAGTAACTTTATGATTAATATTATGAGATGGTTATATGAGTTATTTAATGTAGACCAGATACGAATTATTTTCGTTTCGATGTTCAGTTCTCTTCTTGCTTATTTAACACCGACTAAAGGTTTTCTTATAGCATTAGTTGTAATGTTTGGATTTAATATTTGGTGCGGAATGAGGGCTGATGGTGTTTCAATTATACGTTGTAAAAACTTTAAGTGGGATAAGTTTAAAAATGCCTTGGTCGAACTTCTCCTCTATCTTATAATCATTGAAGTAGTCTTCTCCTTTATGAGCTTGATAGGAGATGGTGAGAACTCATTGTTAGTTATTAAGACTATTACGTATGTATTTTCTTATGTATATCTTCAGAACGCATTTAAGAATCTGATTATTGCTTATCCTAGAAACAAAGGGTTTCGTATAATTTACCATGTAATACGTTTTGAATTTAAGCGGGCTACGCCTACACATGTACAAGGAATTATTGATAGAATCGAAAACGAACTAGATAAAGAGGAAAGATATGAAAATATTGATTGATAACGGTCACGGTAGTAATACTCCGGGTAAGTGTTCTCCAGATGGCAGGTTAAGGGAATACTCCTATACCCGTGAAATTGCTGGGCGTGTAGTATTTGAATTGCGTAAATTAGGTATTGATGCGGAACTGGTCGTGAAAGAGGAAATAGATGTTCCTTTGTCAGAACGTTGTAGGCGAGTGAATGAATATAAAACTTCTGAAGCAATTCTTATTTCTATCCATTGCAATGCAGCCGGTAATGGTTCAAATTGGATGCAAGCACGTGGTTGGGAAGCATGGACCAGTGTGGGACAGACAAAAGCCGATAAGCTGGCTGACTGTCTGTATGCTACTGCTGAAGAATGTTTGTTTGGAATGAAAATACGGAAGGATATGGCAGACGGTGATCCAGATAAGGAGAGTAGTTTTTATATCTTGAAACATACGAAGTGTCCGGCTGTTCTGACGGAGAATCTGTTTCAGGATAACAAAGAAGATGTGGATTTCCTGCTGTCAGAGGAGGGGAAACGGACTATTGTTTCTCTTCATGTGAAAGGCATTTGTAAATATCTAGGCATATGAAGTCTCTTCCGTGGATATTAGTCTGTCTATTGTTTGGCGTGATCGTGTGGATGCGTTGTCATCTGCACGATCTGTCAACTGTGTACATTAAGGGAGATACTGTACATGTCCGGGACACAGTAAGAGACACAATACCCAAACCGGCAAAGAGAACTCCAAAGCGTATCGATACGGTATATTTACCTATCTTGATAGATACTACGACTGACAGAACCGTAGAAGGTGATTCAATTCCGGTACTTGTACCTATTGTAAGCAAGGAATATAAAACTGATAATTACCGGGCCATAGTTAGTGGATATAAGCCTAGTCTTGATTTCATGGAGGTGTACAGAGACAAGGAAATTATTACTCTTTCACCTTTACAGAAGAAAAAACGTTGGGGATTAGGCTTACAGACAGGATATAGTTATCCGGGCGGTTGGTATGTTGGGGTGGGAATAAGCTGTAATTTGATTATGTGGTAATGAAAAAGGAAATACAATACACTAGTATTCGTAGATTACTTCTCCATTATTTTTTTTACTGCTAAATTCTTTTTGGATATTTCACATATTATTTATAATTTCGTATTTACATTTTAATCTAATCTTATGATGTAATTTATATAAATTATATTGAAGGTATGAAATATATATGTTTATTTCTTTTTGCGTGTATTTCAATAATATCCAAAGCACAAACTTTAATTCTATCAGAAAATGATTCTACGGTTATGACAGAATATAATGATGGGAATCTTTGGGCATATAGAAATGCGAATGGTTTTATCGTTGGCCTTACGACTTATGAAACGAAGGATGATTATGGAAAATATTATCGGATTGATGTTTTCATCAAGAATCAGTGTGATTCGTCGGTCATATTTACGCCGGACGATGTTACTTCTCATTTGCTGACTAATAGAGGAGATAATTATCAATTAATGGTATACACAAATGAAGCTTTTCAGAAAAAGATAAGAAAGTCTCAAAACTGGGCTATGGCCTTATATGGCTTTTCTTCTGGGCTTAGTGCGGGAAGTGCCGGATATTCTACATCTTATTCCACATCGTATTCGTCAAATGGTACCGCTTATACAACAGTGACCAACCATTATGATGCAAATGCGGCTTTTCAAGCTAATATGGCATCATCTTATCAACTACAAACATTGGGTAAAATGATGGATAATGATAGGGAAATAAAAAGGCAAGGATATCTGAAGAAGACAACGGTACATCCCAATGAGGGTATAATAGGATATATGAACATTAAAAGAAAAAAGGGAAAGATTCTAACTATAAATATACCTATCAATGGTTATGTTTATTCTTTTGATTGGGATGTAAGTAAATAATTGGATTGAAGGTAAATGAAAGGCAGCTTATTAGGCTGCCTTTTTTGTAATCCTTCCTATCAACAACACACGAATCAACAAACTCTCAAGAAGGGTTACATAAGATAGTACTAATATATAAATGAAAAGTTCGATCGTGGATATAAAAAAAGTGAGGGGAACCACCCCCTCACCAAAGTCAAACCAAAATAATCCGAATTATGTCCGTATTATCTTGATGTTGCAAAGATACAATTATTTTTCGATTAGACAATAAAAATCCCTGCATCGGCTCAATGCAGGGATGGTGTCAAATAAGAGCTTAACTGATTTTTAATGATGTCTGATGAATCATTTCGCTAACATCGTTCAAAGCGTTCAGAAACGTTTTGAGTTCATTGTCAGTAAAGCGAGCCTTTTTCCCGTTGACTATATTTCCGTTAATACGCTGATATAGCCAGTTTCTACTTTTACCAAAATATTTCTTTGCAATATAACTGAATGAGATTGCTTCGGGCAATTCTCCAAGTTTATCACGTAATATGGCTTCTTCCACTCTTTCTATATAATCATTGCAGGCATTTACCGTTGCTTTTAGCCCAGCTTCAGATGCTTTTTTGTAGGCTTCCTTTTGGGCTTCCGGTAGTTTATTATATTTATCCTGCATTTCCTTTTTGAAAGCTTCTTTTTCTTCTGTGGTTTTTAGTTCTTTGAATCTTTCAAAGTCAGCCTGCAT